TGCTCAAGATTCCGACAATACTATTCGCTTAACTTAAAGATATGCACTGAGTGTTATAAAGAGTCAGAACTTTGGGGCGATAACATAATTAAACACCAGAGGTAATACAATGAAAGATAAATACTATGAATATAGAAAAGATATGCCTGAAAAGGACGGACAGGCATTAGTAGACATACTAACAACCATGCTAACCCCTACAGAATTAGCTATTTTTTTAGATAGGTCAGGGTTACTGTACAAGGGTGTTACATTGCAAGTTGCTGGGGAGAAACACGGTTTTTCTAGTAGAAGTAGAGCGTACCAAATAGAAAATAAAACTTTACGAAAATTAAGACACCCAAGTAGAAAGCTTTTGTTAGCACCTTATAAAACACCAGAAGAATAATGAAAGTACCTAGTTTTTCATACAGTTCACTGAGTCAATTTATTACATGCCCTAAACAGTATGAGGCGCATAAGGTTTTAAAGTACGTCCCTTTTACTGATACAGATGCCACACTGTACGGTAAGGATGTCCATTCGGCGGCAGAACACTATATAGGATTAGGCACCCCGTTGCCTGAGAAGTACAACTATATTAAGAGCTACCTTGATACATTAAATAATATCAATGGCGATAAGTTTTGTGAGCTTGAACTGGGCATTAAGTTAGAAGATGGAGAGTACGCACTGTGCGAGTTTGAGGCAGAAGATAGATACTGGCGGGGAATTGCGGATTTAGTTATTGTAGACGAGGCGGCAGGTAAGGCGTATATTGTGGACTATAAGACAGGTAAGTCTGCCAAGTATGCAGACCCTAAGCAGCTTGCGTTACTAGCTGCGGCGGTGTTCTTGAAATACCCAGCTCTTAAAGTTATTAAAGGAATGCTACTGTTTGTAGTGTCGCAAGAGATAATAAAAGCTGAGTACACGTATGATAAACGATTTGAGATATTTGACAAGCTAAAAGAAGTCCTCACTCAGCGTGAGGTAGCTTACGAAACAGGTATCTTTAATACTAAGCCTAATGGCTTGTGCCGTCAGTGGTGTCAAGCTACAAGGTGTATACATAACGGGAGATACAATGGGGATAAGTAGAACAAGTAACGCAACGCATAGATATTATGACGTTCGTACTGACTCGGTGGATTACAAGCGGATGGAACTTGATTTGAAAATTGAACAGATAATACATAACGAAGCAGTAAAACAAAGGGACACACAAAATGCCATACAAAAACAAAGCAGATAGAAACGTAGCTCGTGAGATAGAGCTGGAGAAGAGTCGTCCCGGTGCACATGAGGCTAGGATGGAAAGGCAACGTGCTAGGAGAGCGGCAGACAAAGCGGGTGTAAACAGAACGGGTAAGGACATAGACCATATCAAAGGTACTAAAGCAGGTAATGGAGCGGCTAACTTAAGACTAAGAACCCCTTCACAAAACCGATCCTTCTCACGTAATGCAGACCACACAGTAAAAAAGAATGAGCCTCTAGGTAAAAAGAAATGAAGATAGAGGTAGCGGTAAAATCCGTGCAGACTATGGCAGTTGATGCAGGACTGCCAGAGAGTTTAATAGACCGTCATATAGATGCACTTTGTAAGATGGCAATAAGGGTTAAGTCTCAAGAAAGGAAAAACTGTAAGAATCAGTTACGCAAGTGGATGCATGAGACCCCATTGACAAGAGACCCATTACTAAGTATACTAGACGAATAATTTGATTTACTGACTCGTCCCCATAAGGGACTGTAGAGGATAAATAATGATAATAGAAGTTAAACAGGACAAACTCCTGTCCATAAAAACTGATGACCCTGACGCAATTACGTCAGTGATTGATAGAAGTAGGTTGGTAGCTGAAGGAGAAGTGTGGGTTAATTTTGGCTTAGGTGAAGCTCATATACTAAACAACATGAAACTCCCTAATGTGCCATCACCTATCCGTACTCAGTATAAGTGGACAGGCATGTATAAACCTTTTGACCACCAGCGGGTAACAGCAGAGTTCTTGACCCTAAATAAGAAGGCGTTCTGTCTATCTGAAATGGGCACAGGCAAGACCAACTCTGTTATCTGGGCGGCAGACTACCTAATGAAGCTAGGTGTGATAAGACGTATGCTAGTAATCTGCCCTCTATCCATTATGGATGCCGCTTGGCGTAGGGACTTATTCAGAACAGTCATGCACCGATCAGTAGAGATAGCACATGGCAGTCGTGATAAGAGAGCTGCGATTATTAAGGGTAGTGCTGAGATAATCATTATCAATTACGATGGTGTAGAGATTGTTCAAGATGAGATAGATGCAGGGGGCTTTGATCTGATCGTAGTGGATGAGGCAACACATCTTAAGAACGTAGCTACTAAGCGTTGGAAAGTACTGAACAAACTAATCAAGGACGATACGTGGTTATGGTTACTGACAGGTACACCTGCGGCGCAGTCTCCGGTAGATGCCTATGGACTAGCTAAGATAATGAACCCCAAGAGTGTGCCTAGAGCGTTCAATGCATTTAGGGACTTAGTACAGATACGGCAGTCTATGTTTGTGTTTAGGAACCGTCCAGAGGCAGAGGAGATAGTACATAGCATCTTACAACCTGCCATACGGTACACAAAGGAAGAGTGCTTAGACTTACCAGAACTTGTGTATCAGACCAGAGATGTACCGTTAACAGCACAGCAAGAGAAGTACTATAAGTTGCTCAAGAAAGAGATGCTTATGATGGCAGGAGGTGAGGAGATATCTGCGGCTAATGCGGCAGTAGCTTTGAACAAATTGCTCCAACTATCAGCAGGTGCTGTGTACTCAGATACAGGTGGGGTTATTGAGTTTGATGTTAAGAACCGATCTACTGAGCTACTAAGTATTATTGATGAGACAGCGCACAAGGTGATCGTGTTTGTTATGTTTAGACATACTATCGAGATGGTGCAGAAAGTTCTGACAGATGCAGGGCATACCGTAGACATAATACATGGTGGGGTAAGTGTTGGTAAGAGGGCGGATATATTCAATCAGTTCCAGACTAGCAAAGACCCACGCATACTAGTTATTCAACCACAGGCGGCGGCGCATGGTGTTACTTTACATGCGGCTAACACAATTATTTGGTTCGGTATTACCTTAAGTTTGGAGACATACAAACAAGCAAATGCACGTATACATCGGGCGGGACAGGTAAACAAATGCACAGTAGTCCATCTAATAGGGTCCCCAGTGGAAAAGAGAGTATTAAGTGTGTTAGAAGATAAGGCACTATCTCAAACCAAACTTTTGGACTTATTTAAAGAGGTTATTGCATAAATGGCGTATATAGTAAAAACAATAGAGCAAGAGTTATTGAGGGAGTTATTAGACTATGCCCCTGATACGGGGAAGTTTACTTGGCGTAAAGCTAGGTGTAACAATAGAATTAAAGCTAATACAATAGCAGGGTATAAAACCCCAAACGGTTACATAACTATAACATATAATAAAACTTACTATTCAGCCCATAGGCTTGTTTGGATTTATATGTATGGTTCTATCCCAGAAGGTCTTACAGTTGACCATAAAAACGGTATTAGAGATGATAATTGTTTAGAGAATTTAAGGTTAGCTACTCGGCATGAACAAAAACAAAATATGACACCGCTTAAAAACAATACTTCAGGATACACAGGAGTTACTTGGCATAAAAGAGATAAAAAATGGATGGCTAGAATAATGTTATTAGGAACACGATATTTAGTAGGGAGGTTTGATACATCAGAAGAGGCAAGTGAGGCATACAAAAAAGCAAAACAAGAGCACCATAAATTTAATCCCATACAACGAGGAGCAATAGAATGAACGAAGACTTAGAAATACTAGAAATAGAAGAAGATGGTGATGAAGATGATGAGGGGTTATACGTACTTGTAAAGATTCAGGAGAGTGATCTAGGTATAGGATTTAGTGTACCAGTCGATGAGCCAAACGCTGACTACTTTATGAATGTCTTAGATACCTTTTATAAGACTGCAACTGTACAAGCTCTGGAGAATTTAATTAGAAGCTGTGAAAGAAATGAACGAGGCGTACTTGCTAAAGAGATACGTGCTTATTTAGACACACCCAAAACTTTACATTAGGAGAAAGCTATGAAGAACATATTATTTTTAATGCTATTAGCACCAACAATATCTATAGCGGCGGCACTTGTACTAACGCCGGGACAGCCTATGCAAGCCATCGTACCTACAGCTAACGGGTACAACATATTAGATATGGGCGGTAATGGGGTCACGCAGGTTATGGACGTAGGTGGCATGACAGCCATAGTAGGATCGACTGCACCAACTACTTTTATTTTACATGATAGTGGAGCACCAACACCTGAGATGCTTGTACCTTTACCAAACACTGAGTTAGCCCTACCAATAGAATAGGAGACAATGATGAACGCAGAACAACTAGTTACGGTCTATATAAAGATGCGTGACGCACTAGTAAAACTCCAAAGAGAGTTTGATGAGAAAGAAGGTGCTATCAAGGCACAGCAAGATATTATTACGCAAGCCTTGTTAGAGATGTGCAAAGAAATGGGTGCCGAGGGGTTACGTACACCTGCAGGCAGTGTGTTTAAAACAGTTAAAACTAGGTACTGGACTTCAGACTGGGGGAGCATGAAACAATTCATTAAAGATAATGATGCATTAGACCTAATGGAACAAAGAGTACACCAAACCAATATGAAAAACTTTTTAGAAGAAAATCCTACTCTCATGCCACCCGGTATGAACGTAGATAGTCGTTATAGCATCACAGTTAGGAGAAAGTAAATGGATGAGGAAGAAGTTTTCTTGACGGGAGCAGAAGTTAGTAAGATACTAGGTCTCTCCAGCAGGACACTACGTAGGCTTAGACAGGCAGGGGCACTCGACACTTACTATAAAGGTGTACGTAGTACTATTGTTACTAATCAAAGGCCAGTATACAGTGCTACTAATGTGGCAGAGTTCCTACGCTTAAAAAATACCATAACCAAAAAACAACCAAACGAGGAAGTACAATGAGCAATGAAATGAGTATCTTTAAAAACGGCGGTGCAGTACCAGCACATTTTAGAAACGTAGAGTTGAGTGAAACTACTAGAGCCCTTATGGGTGGTACTAGCACTAGACGTATCTCAATCAAAGGTAATATCTTTCGTATGGTAGTAGGCGGTCAAGAGATTGCTAAGAACGAAGATAGAGCAATGAACATTATCATTGCGGCGGCAGCTCCAAAAACATCTAGGCAGTTTTATTCTGCGGCTTATCAAGAGGGTGTAGTAACTGCTCCTTCTTGCTGGAGTAATGATGGAGACCGACCTGATAAGAGCAGTGAGTCTGCACAATCTGTAAACTGTGCAACATGCCCACAAAACATTGCAGGGTCTGCAAAGCAAGGGTCAGGTAGAGCTTGCCGTTACACACATAGACTGGCTGTACTGTTAGAGAACGATGCTATCAATGGTGAGCTGTATGAACTATCTCTAGCCGCTACTTCTCTATTCGGTAAGGGTGAGAACAACAAGATGCCTCTTATGCAGTATGCTAAGTTGTTAGGTTCAAATGGTCTTAATATTACTGATGTAGTAACTGAGATGCGCTTTGATACAGACTCAGCTACACCTAAGATGGTATTTAGAGCAGTTCGTGCTTTAGAGATTGACGAGTTAGAAGCTGTTACTAAACACGGCATGTCTCCAGAGGCTAAGATGGCAGTTACTATGTCATTCCAACCAGCTTCAGCTAAGTCTGCACGATCTGAAGAGCCTGAAGAGTTAGAGT